GCAACATTTAATTCTGACCATGTTTATGGTTCTGACCCGGTAACCAATGACTGTTATTTTTTCGAGATAATCAAAATGGATGTTTATTATTTAACATCCGATAAAGCAATAAATGGTTATCTATTAGATTCGTTAAACAGGTATGAATTAACAAGGTGGGATTCTGATAAAAAAGATTATACTCCAATACCTGAATTGGGGTTAGAATATGATACAACAGAAACCAATAAATCATTGCATCCCAGGGTTTTATTAAATAATACTGATTTAAACATATCCGGGGATTTAACCAGGATACGGCCAATTTCCCCAACTAGCATTGTATTATTATCAAAAACCCTTGAAAAAACCCTGGGGGTTCCCTGGGTTCCAACAACAGACGATTTCCCGGCGGCAACCAATTCATGCCCATTATTATTTGATAAAGACAATACAACCAATTACAAAATTCAGGAATATACAGTTGCATCCCAGGGGCATAGTGCCATAATACAGTTTTTATTAACCATGGACACAGATGTAATTTTGGATGGATTGGATGAATTATTTATTGGATGGGATGCCAGGTTAGGAACATCCGGAATTTTCAATAATTATATCCGGCATTATTGGACATTGGAAGTATATGACCCTTATGTGGATAAATTTTTTGTAAATGCCAATGGGAAACAACAATATCCGGGGGATGCATCCGGAACCGGCGGAATTACCGGCGGGGTAAATGATGTTTATTTATTGGCGGATGATTATTACATAAATGATACTGGTATTGAATCCGCATTTGGTAAACGGATGAATGGGGTAATAATATCCGATTTATTAAAACTGGATTCCAATATAATTGGGGATTTCAATAATGCAATTGTTGGAAAGGCATTCCGGATTACATTGGAATATTATTGTTGGAATGAAATCGGAACCCCATCCCCTACTAATTATTTAGAAACAGTACAATTAAATGAAATTGGATTTTACGGAACCCAAAAAATAAATCTAATTAAGGATGATATTTTTGTTAAAATCCAGGGGGAAAAATACGGAACAGCGGAAACCAATACAGTATATAATGGGTTCCGGCATATATTGGAAAATTATGATGGAATTTCATCCGCAAATATTGATTATGGCAACCTGGCAACAACCAGGGATACCCAATATCAAATTGGCCGCCAAATTACAGACAGGCAACCCAGTTCAAAATATTTAAAGGAATTGGCCCAACATTCATATGTTGGAATTTTCCCAACCAGGGATGGGAAAAGGGGTTTAAAATCGTTTTGGGATGATATGACCCCAACAGTAATTTTTAATGAAGATAATATCACCAAAGACCAAATTGTAAGTTACAAAAAATCAAGTTTTACAAAAATGTATAATGATTTTTCCATTAAATATGATTGGAACCCTGGATTGGGTAAATTTAATGGAATTTATTTTATAACCAATGTTGACCAATCTTCATTTCCGGGACAATATGATTCAACCGGTGGTTCCGATACTTCCAGGGCATTTACTGATATTGGATTTAGTGCTGTTAACAATACAGCATTAATTACTTTAAGTAGTGACCCGGCAACATGGGCCGAAATTGGCGGGGCCGTAACTTATATTCATCCATCCCTGGGGGAAATATATTTTGCAACAATAATAAATTTTACATCAACCCCATATTCAGTTACAATTGAATTTGATAGTAACCCGGATGGATTATCCGGAACATATACAACCGGAACAGTTTATTCCCATGGTTCAACCATTCCGGCCTGGACAACATTTGTAGGGGGGGTTCCGGTTTATGCGGATGCGGCGGCATTATGGGGGGTATGCAGAACCAGTTATTTAAAAACCCTTACAGTAAATCCATTTAAGGCAGAATGTAAATTTTTCCCTGAAAATTCAGATTTTGGTTCCGGATATGCAAACATGGCATATGTTTATTTTATTTTATTACTGAATTGGGCAACCAGGTTGAAGGATGTTGTAACCTTATTTGTGCCAATATCGCCGCAAATTATCGAATTGGAATTGTTGGATTGTGTTACTTTTGAGGATGATTATTATACCGCATCCGCATCCCGCACAGGATGGATTACCAAAAAGAAAATCCACCCCGGCCGCCGCCAGGTAGAAATTGAAATTGTTTTAATTCCGGATGATTTGGTTCCATAAATATTTTATATTGATATTTCACATTCAACAAAGGGTAATGGTATGAATGAAAATAAAGAACAGGCCCCCCAGGGCCAGGCATCCCCGGAACAGGGGGATTTTTTACCGGCCAATCTGAATACGGAAGCGGCCCAAGCAACCCGAAATATTCAGGAATTGATGGGATTAAATACCAGGTTGCAAAATCTGTATAATACGGCATATCTTAATTTGGAACAGCAGATAAAGAAAAATCAGATATTGATACAATCCCAGGAAAAATTACAGGCGGAAATTGCGGAATTGCGGAATCAATTGCAAAAATACCGGGGAATTGATAACGGAAAATAATTGCCATATAACTCCATTTCCGTTGAAAGGGGGATAATTCCCCCCTTTTTTTTATGCCCAAAATAAATTAAAAAAAATGTTGCATCCCTATTGTTTAATTACGATAATTTAATAAATTGTTAATAAAGACTTAATCAACAACCAAAACAAAGAAAAGGAAAAAGCAATATGAAAAAAACTTACAAATTATTCATTGGTAACCCATTCCGGGCCAATAAAGTATTCAACCGGTTCCATGCCGGAAATTACATAAAAGATTGTTTATACAATTATACAGTAATTTCCGGTTTTTCAATTTGGAATTTCCATTTCACAAAATTTGAATTTTACAAGGGGTTGAATAATGAAATTAGGGCATAGTATAACAGACCCGGCAACAATACGATTAATAAGGCAATTCCGGGCCGGGGATGCGGTTAAAGTAAAAGCCGGTTATATGATGGAAGGCAGAACAGGAAATATTGTTTCTGTATTTCCATTTGGTGATGATATTGCGGCATCCATCCAATGGGCGGATGGGGGCCGGGAAACAGTTGCAATTTTCACATTAACAAAGGGATAATCATGAAAACCATTGAAAAATTAACATCATACCGGGGGGATTGCTCCTGTGACCATTGCGGAACCGGAATCAAAAATATTTATGCGGTAACATATATTGATGGGGAAACTTACAGATTTGGTTCTGAATGCATTTTTAAAATTATTGGGGCCCAACCAACATTAAAAAAAATGATTAAAACCAAAATTGAAAGAATCCAACAATTGAAACATTGGGTTGAAATATTAGAAATGCCCCATGATAAAATGCCAAGGGGGGATGAATACAATAATAGCGGTTTATTTTTCGTAATTGACCCCCAGGCCAAATCTAAAAGAAAAAAGGCAATTTCTTATGGTTCTTATATATGGCATCCAGTTATGGATTGGGAAAAAAACCAATCCGGCCAAAATTATGTTGAAGATTCAAAACAGGCATTTATTGATGATGCTGTAATTGGAATCGAGAAAAAAAAGGCTGAAATGTTGGCAGAAATTTCAAAGGCAGAAAATTTTATAAAAACCCATATTAACACATCAATTGAAAAGGAAAAAGCAAAATGAATAATAAAAATAATAAAACCGATATGGGGCCCAATGGGGCCCCCCAGGGCCCGGAACAGGATGCCCCGGCAAATGAACAGGAACCCCAGGAAATCCAGGCCCCGGCCCCGGATGCGGAGCCCCAGGCCCCCCAGGATGAACCGGAACCAATCCCCCCGATAATTCCAAAGATTGAACAAGCCAGGGGATGCGGATTCCGAAAAAAAGGCGGAATTTATTTAATATCGGATGGATTGGCCGCAGTATGCAGTAAATTACCCATCCCATTGCATATATGCCCCAGTTGCGGCGGCGGCATTAAGTTCAGCCGGGGATTTACCTGGATTTCCCCAAAATTATTGATGCCCCAATTATCCCCCTGTTCCGGATGCCCTGGTTGTTTTTATCCCGATTCAAAAGACCGGGCCGGCCTGTTATGGGTTGGGGAAAAATTTTATACAACCAATAAATTTTTAACTGAGGCCGCAACCAGGGGCATTTCCCGCCGTATTGCAACAGTTCCGCATGGTTTCAAGGTTGGGGAAACCTGGATTTATTTTGCCCACAAAAAAGCAATACCGGGCCAAAATGGAAATCCGGATTCCGCCGGCATATTTGCGGCATTCCAACCCATCCGAATTGAATATGTTGTAAAGGGTAATGAATCAGATGATGAATTAAGGAAATTGGGAAAAAGGGGTTTTACCCTGGTTGATGTAAAAAAGGATGAAACCCAAACCAGGATGGAAATATAAATTCATTGCCTGGAATTAATAAATTATTTATAATAAATTAATCAACCCTTAACAAAAAAGGAATAAATAATATGAACCCAAATATTGAAAATCGTTTAAGGAATGCAATAGAAAACAGCGGTAAAACTATTGCATCCCTGGCATATGAATATGGCATTTCATTACCAACCATTCATAAGGCATTGAAGGGGGAAACCAGGTTTCAACCCAGGGTTTCCATTGCATTGCATAAAATCATTGCAGATTATAAGGATGCCCCGGCCAATGTTTGAAAGAATTTTAACTAAATATTTGAACCGGAAACTGGGGGATAATTTAAAACAATTGGAATTGCAATTACAGGTTGCAAAATTAACAATTGCTTTAAAGGATATTCGGGAAACCTTATTATCCAGGGCCCCAAAAATTGGCGGGGAACCATTCCCCCCGGATGAAGATATTTATTTAATCAACAAAATCAATAACCATTTAAAGGAAAAGGAAAAAGCAATATGAACCTTTATCAAAAATTAGTGAAAATCCGACAATCAACCCCATATATTCAAAAAGACAGTACAAACCAATTCCATAGATTCAAATATACCAGTTCATCCGCCGTATTAAGCACATTGCGGAAGTCAATGGATGAACATGGGGTATTACTGATTCCCGAAATTGAGGAATTTACAGTTAATGACCATACAACGGCAAAGGGTAAACATGAATATTTTACCCTTTTAAAAATGGTATTTACCTGGGTAAATTCAGAAAATCCGGATGAAAAAATAAAATGCCCATGGCATGGACAAGGTTTGGATGATGCTGAAAAGGGGTTAGGTAAGGCCCTTACATATGCAGAAAAATTCTTTTTACTGAAATTTTTTAACATTGCTACGGATGAAACAGACCCGGATGCATTTGGGCGGAAACAGAACCAGGGAAACCGGCAACCCCAAAACAACCGGCCGGCGGCCCCCCAGGCCCCCCGCAAATCCCCCCAGGAAATTTATAAAACATTAATTGGAAGATGCGATACAGTTAAAAAATGGGCAGATGCCCAGGAATGGATGCAAAAACAACCATGGTGCAACCAAGATTTTATGCAATTGATTGAAACCGATTTTAATAATTGGCGGAGCATTAACCAGGCCCCGCCGGAAAACCAGGAAACAACAAATAAAGGGGATTACAATTATGGCAAATGATTTAAACCAATGCCAGTTTATTGGCAGATTAACCAAAAATCCGGAATTATCAACATATGGAAATGATGGGGCCCGGTGTAATTTTACTATTGCCTGTAATTCATTTCATAATGGGGAAAATAAAGCGGAATTTATCCCTGTTGTTGCATTTGGAAATATTGCCCGGAACATAAATCAATTCCTTACCAAGGGTTCCCAATGTTTTTTATCCGGCAAATTCCAAACCAGGTCATGGGATAAGGATGATGGAACAAAGGCGTATAAAACTGAAATTGTTGCATTTAATGTTCAATTTCTTTCAGGGGCCCAGGATTCAGCCGGAAACAGGGGCCAGGCCCCGGCGGCGGAAAATTCCGGGCAATATACCGGCCGGCCTGTTCCGGCCCCCCAGGCCCCCCAACAGGCCGCATATCCGAAAACCCCGGATTATGAGGATGATTTACCATTTTAACTTTTAACCCGGATGCGGCCCCGGTAATGGCCGCCAATTATATGAATTATAAACATCCAACAATAAAATTTGAATTTCATCAATCCGCATTTGAGCAAGTTCAACCATCATATTGTATAAATGCTGTAAATTTCAAATATGGCCAGGCCGGGGAAAAAACATTATCAGATTCTGAAAAATTGCGTTTTATTGAAATGATAAAATACAAAATAATGAAATTGGAATATGAAATTAACCATAAAATAATGGATAAATAATAAATGTTGGTAAATATGGTTCAAAATCATTTAATAGGTTCCGTTAATTAAATGAATCAAACCAGGGAAATAACAGCCATATACCCTGTACCAACAGTTCAAAAAAAGGGTAAAAAAAATGAATAATAAACTGGAAAAATATCGAAAAACAGTAAATAAACATTTAAAACAACATTTTGGGGAGTCAATTGAGGATTTTTCATCTGAAATTATTAAGGGGCATTTTGAAAACGATTCCCCCACATTAATTTGTGCCAATGACCTGGCATACAGGGCGGGAATAAAGAAATAAACATTAAAACAAAGGGTTCAAATTATGATATTTAGATTAAGTAAAGAATTTGAAATTTATTGCGGCCATTATTTGCCGGGGCATCCGGATTGCGGAACCCAACATGGGCATAATTACCGGATTAAATTGCATTTTTCAACCGATAAATTACAGGGGGGCATGGTAATTGATTTTGGAAAAGCCAAAAAGGAAATAAAGGAAAAATATCATCATAAAAACTTAAATGAATTGGATGATGCATCATTGCCTATTCCAACAGCGGAATTTTTAGCATTAGAAATATTTAATCATTTTGATAATAAATCCGGGGCCGCATCAATTGATAAGGTTGAAATTTGGGAAACCCCAAAATCATATGTTTCTATTGAAATATGAGGGTAATAAAAATTGATTCCTGTTTGGTTTGTCCATATGTTTCATGGAAAAATGTTTATAGTGAACATCCATTTTCATATTGTAAAAAATTGATTTATAAAAATATTGATGAATATTTACAGGATTCAAAAAAGGGTATTCCGGAATGGTGTATTTTAGATAAGGAAAAAAATGAAAATATATAGCGGAATGTCATGCGATAAATTAAAAATTCAAAAATTGAAAAACCGGGGTATGGGGGTTATGATGGCCCCGGTATTTAAACAGGAATTAAACAATAACAGATTTAATGTTTCATTTTTAAAAATGGATTTAGATGGGTTGTATTTTGCGGTTGATAATGGGGCATTTGCGGCATGGAATCGGCAAAAAATGTTTAATGAATATGCCTTTTTAAAATTATTGGATTTAACCATTGATTTGCCGGTTGATTTTATAATTACCCCGGATATAGTGGCGGGGGGGTTGCGTTCATTAGAATTTTCCATGCATTGGGCCCAAACCCGGTTAGTTGGGCCGGCCCCATTGGCATTATGCGTTCAGGATGAAATGTTGCCAAATCATATTACCGATGAAATGTTGGGCCATTATACCCATATCATGGTTGGGGGAACCCCCAAATGGAAATGGGAATGGGCCGCAACCTGGGTTGATTTTGCCCATTCCAAAATCGGGAAATTCGGGGAACCTTTAAAATGCCATATTGGCCAATGCGGAACCCCCCAACGTTTACGATATGCGGAAAAAATCGGGGCCGATTCAGTTGATTCAACAAATTTTATTAGGGAAAAAAAAGGCCGATTCCATATTATTGATGAATACAGAAATCCAACCCAAACAGAATTATTTAAAAATTAAGGGGTACATTTGAAATATTTAATCATTGCATTCCTTTTATGCGGATGCGGCGGAATAAAGATTGAACCCGGTTCCATGGAATACCGGGAAGTCTTAAGAAATATTGAAAGGTTGGGTGGATAAAATGGCGGTAAGTGATGCGATAAAATGGGTACTTTTTATTCTGATGTTAAATGTAATCCTCAATATATGTTATTACACATTAAGGTTTTTGTTAAAATGAAAGGTAAGTAAGATGGAACTATCAAAAAATATTTTACAGTTGAAGGCCGGGGAGTGATATGTGCGGAGAAAATGGAGATTGCAGAACGGATTGTACAGAGTTGAAAAGGCTTAAAAAAGAGTTGGAAGAGGCAAAGCAGAACGTAACAGATTGGAAACACAACTGCGAGGATTCGGATGAGTTGATTGCATCATTGAGGAAAGAACTAACTACTGTCCATGAGGGAGCGAAATTATCTATCATGGCGGCGAATATTTTTAAAAGACTACATAAAGGGGGGTAATATGTTTGCAAAAATTTACAAATGTGTAAAATGTGGAATAATAGTTGTTTCATATAGGGAAAATCGTAAAAATGTAAAATGTAATGATTGTAAACAAAAAGAAAAAACCAAAAAGGCCATGGATACAATTACTGGCCGGATGGAACCAACAATTGGGGCCCTGGTTCCAGGCAGTAAAAAACCCGCATAATTTTGTTGCGGGTTATAATTTTTTATTTATATTAAACAATAATAATATTAACAATAAGGGGAATTTAATGCCAAAAATAAAAGATGATATAAAAGCCAAATTAAAGGAATTGGGTAAATCCATGGCGGATTTGTCCAGGGATATTGAAGTTCCATATAATACATTATCCGGATACCTTAATGGGTATTATGGAATGCCGGATAAAGTATTTACCAAAATTTCAAACCAGTTCCAGGTATGGGAATCAGCCAATGAAAAGACCATATTATAAAAAATATCCAAAGGATTATTTAGGCGAAACCGGGCATTTAACCCTGGAAGAACATGGGTTTTATAACCTGTTGTTGGATTACCTTTGGATTAATGGCGGGCAGATGGATAAAAACAGATTACAGAGAATATTAAAAATTTCTCCAAAAAAATTTGAAAAATTATTTAAAAATATTGCTGAATTTTTGGAAATAAATGGAGAAAATTTTACACAAAAAAGGTTATCGTTTGAATTGGCAAAATACAACAAAATGTGCGAAATTAACCAGGAAAACATAAAAAGAAGATACCAAAAACCTACGGATGGTAATACGGATGGTAATACCGCTCTTTTAAACCAAAAACCAAAAACCAAAAACCATAAGATAAAGAATAAGAATAATAAAACCCCATATGCGGAATTTGTTGCCATGGATGAATCAGAATTTCAAAAACTGGTAAAGGCCCATGGGGAACCATTTACCCTTGAATGCATCCGGATACTGGATAACTACAAGGGGGCAAATGGTAAAAAATATAAATCCGATTACCGGGCAATATTAAATTGGGTAATTGACCGGGTAAAGCAGAATGGATTTAATCCGGTTCAAACCGAAACCAAAAAACAATTTAAAGTGATAAAGGCAATATAATGATAAAGAATTTACCAAACAGATTTAAAGGTAAAACCCTGGATGATATACAGGGGTATGAAAGTATTGTAAAACAATGCCGGCAATTCCGGCCTGGGGAATCACTTACATTTTGCGGGGATGTTGGAAGGGGGAAAACCCATTTGGCGGCCGCAACAGCCGGGAACCTGGGATTATTGCCGGTTCCGGAATATGTAATGCGGGATTCATTGGCCCCCCAGGTTTCCAGGGAACCAAAGATTGTATATCTATCAACAATCGGGTTTTTAATGCAATGTAACGATTATGCTGTAAATGGGGATAAAATGGCATACCTGGATGAATTGATAAGAGAACCAACCCATCCTTATTATGCCGGTTCCTATGATACCGGCCGGGTAAATGGTTGGGATGTTGTAATATTGGATGATTTTGGGGCCGAAAAATTAACAGATGCGGCCCGGCAAAATCTTTTTTATTTGATTAATGGAAGGTATGAAAATTTGCTTTCCATGCTAATTACAACCAACCTTACAATAAATCAAATTCATCAACAGGAACCCCGGATTGCATCCAGGTTGGCAGAAATGGGGGCAATATATCAGATGGATGGAAGGGATTACAGAATTTAACCAACAATAAACAGAAAGGGTAATGGTATGAATGAAGAAACAAAAAAAACAGTAAAACCCAGGGTTCCCAGGGTTTTAACTTTTGATTTGGAAATACGGAAATTGATTCCAGGTAAAGATGGATTGCGTAAAACTGGATTTAATTATTGCGATGGATGGAATGATAAAATCAATATGGGCATATCATTTGGGGCCGCATACCTGGATTGGGTTGATGAATACCGGATTTATGGGGAAGAAAATATTGGGAAACTGATAAATGATATGGAAGAATCCGATATTATAACCGGGTACAATATAATTGGATTTGATATGCCCCTATTATCCGAAACATGGGCCAGGGTATGGGCCGCCGGGGTTCGGGATACCAAAACACTAGACCCTGAAAAACCCCCGCAAATCCCCCAGGATAAAGTTTATGACCCATTCCATGATATTAAAAAATCCCTGGGGAACAATTACCCCAAAGGTTGGAACCTGGATAATGTGGCAAAATCAAATTTACCGGATATTTGTAAAAATGGTGATGGAGCAATGGCCCCCATTTTATTCCAACAGGGTAGGATTGCAGAATTGGCAACATATGTAATTCAGGATGTAAAAGTTGAAAAAGAATTATTCAGGTATTGTTGGGAAAACGGAACCCTAAAAAATGATGTAACCGCGGATGTTATCAAATTGCGGGGTATGGAAAAGTTAAAAAAGGAATGGGAATAATGCCAAAAACAGTTTATAAAAAAATTGGGGAACCATGCCCATTTTGTGGCCGCAAAAAAATCAAAATGATTGAATTTGGCAAAGAAACAAAAACCGGGATTGAATGCAAATGTGGGGCCAATGTTTATTTTTTTGGTTCCGGCGGGTGGAATGTTGGGTTGGAAACCCCTGAAAAAATAATAAAAAAATGGAATAAAAGGGGTTAAAATGGGGTGTTCCAAATGCGAAAAAGACCGATTAAAAAAAGATAATGATACCCTGGCCAGGCATCATACATTTACCAGGGATAAATATATTTGTCAAAGGTGCAAAGATGAAAAGGCCGGGCATGAATGGGCCCATTATATTAGCCGGGGAAATTGGGCAACCCGATGGGAACCGGATAATTTGATTACCCTATGTTGTTATTGTCATATTTGGGCCCATCTAAATCCGGATGATTTCATTCAATTTATGATTGATAGATTGGGGCCGGCCAGGCATGATATTTTAATGGAAATGAAAAACAGTTATTTCAAGCGGGATTTTGAAAATTTGAAAAACGTAAATAACCGGTTGCAATCCGGTTTTTAATTGCATCCCCAGGTATAAATATTTAATTAATAAAAGGGTAATGGATATGATACAATTGAATATGTTTAAACATCCGCCGGCCCCGGATTATGCAACAGTTAATATTACCAGGCATGATAATCCGGAATCATCCAAACAGGCCGCCGCCAAACATCAGAAGTTAAGCCAAAAAGGTAAATGCCGGGCAATGTATGATATGGTTGTATTAATGCCAGGATTAACATTTACAGAATATTGGGCCAGGTTCAAACCATATTTTAAGGAAAAGAAATTTTCAAATGTTGTTGATGTTTCCAGGCAATTATTTGTATTGAAAAAAAAGGGAATAATCAAAAGGAATGACCCCGGCCGGGAATGCCAAATTACTGGCCGGTTATGTTGTACATGGGAACCATTAATTCAATTATGAACCCGGATTATAAAAGAACAAAAAATATTGCAACCGGGTTATTTTATGCAATGACAATTTCAACCATTTTATGGGTTTTATTAATAATTCTGATTATAAGGGGATGCATATGATAAAAATATTGATTTCAAGGGTTTATTCGGGCCCGGAAGGAACATTTGGGGTTATCCATAAAACAACCGGGGAACCATTTGCCCTTACAGGCGAATTACCTTATAATGGCAATAGAAAAAACATTTCATGCATCCCATCCGGGGTTTATGATTGCCATTTATACCAATCCCCCAAATATTCAAAAACTTACCAGGTAATGGCAGTTCCCAACAGAACCCATATTTTATTTCATAAAGGAAATATTCCAACAGAGCATTCCAGGGGATGCATAATAATTGGGGAACAATTTGAACCATTAAATGGTAAAATGGCAATTACCCATTCCGGCAAAGGATTTCAGGAATTTATGGATTACCTGGAAGGGGATTCAAATTTTGAATTGGAAATTAGAAACCATTGGAAGTTTTAAATGTATAATAAAAGACATTCAGAAATAATGGCAGTTATTTGCCTATTGGCGGCAATTATAATTTTTGGAACATTAATATTGATAGAAATTTTAAAAAAGGGGTTTTAATGAGAATTACAGATATAAATAATGTGGAACAGGAAAATATTGGTGACAACCTTTATTTTGTTGGTATGAATACAAACGGAAACCTGGTATATGTTGAAAAACAGGAACCAGGGAAACCGGAAATGTATTATGTAATTGATATTGAAAACCGAAATATTTATGATAAATGTTTTGATGATGCCGCAAAAAGAATGGCAACCCAGGAAATGATAAGGCAAAAAGCTGAAGTTAAAAACCGGTACAAACAGCAACCCATTTTATCCGCAGATGAAGCAATAAAAAAAATGGATGCCATGGCAAAAAAATGGGGCAGAAAAGATTGAATTACAGGCAGTTCCAAAAATCTAGGTTAAAAAATGGTTGGAAACATCCATTGGCTAAAGTTCCGGAACATTTGAATGTTGGCATATCAAAATACCATGGTTTAAAATGCGGATGGTGTAAATATTACCAGGATTGTATAAAACACAAAAATGTGGGATTTGATAACAATTATTGCCATTGGCCCCCGGATTACCGAAAATATGAAACATCAATGGCGGCAGATACGATAAAGGCGGCCCAATGTTAAATTGGATAAAAAAAATATTAACCAGGTTTAAAAGGCCGCATTATCCAAATGTTTATAAAACCGATTGGCCCCAAAGTACCATGGTTGGATATATTTGCCAGGAATGTATGCCCAAGGGGGCCGGGGAATTTGAATTTCCAATATCCCATGGAAAAGAATGTGCAATATGCGGTAAGGAACCGGCGGAAAATCCAAGATATTTTATAATATGGCCCGGCGGGGAAATTTTCCCAGGAATTAATGAACCGGCAAAAACTTGAATTATTGGCCCTGGCCAGGATGGAGAAAACCAGGCGGGAATGTGAAAATTCATTTTATGCGTTCCTGGTATTTTTTTGGGATATTGTTATTGCGGAACCAATGGTTTCCAATTGGCATATAAAATTTTTGTGTGATGAATTACAGATTGCATTAAAAAAAGTATTATCCGGCATCCCGCAACCGGATATAATTGTTAATATCCCGCCGGGTACAACCAAATCAACAATCTGTTCAGTATTTTTGCCGGCCTGGGGTTGGGTGATTGCCCCCCATTTGCGTTTTATTACAGGTTCATATTCCGGGCCCCTGGCCAATTCCATGGCAGTAAAATCCAGGGATATATTAAAATCGGATAGATTCAACAGGTTATGGCCTGGGAAAATCAAAATGAAAGAAGATATGGACACAAAAACAGAATATTGGAATACCCATACAGGGGGCCGCCGTACCTGTTCAACAGATGGAACCATTACCGGTTTCCATGCCCATTGCATTCTGATTGATGACCCATTGAACCCGAAAATGGCCGCATCCGAAATTAAGAAAAAAACAGCCAATAATTGGTTGGATTCTACATTATCAACCCGAAAAATTGATAAATCAACAACCTTAACAGTTTTAATTATGCAAAGGTTGGCGGATGATGATTGTACAGGGCATTTACTGGCAAAAAAACAGAAACCTATCAACCATATATGTATTCCAGGGGAAATAAAAACCATGGATAATGTAAGGCCCCGGAAGTTAAAGAAATATTATAAAAAAGGAATAATGGATACCCAAAGGATGGGCCCGGAAGTATTGGAAGGGTTGCGGGTTGACCTGGGGGGCAAACAGTATGCCGGCCAAATATTACAACATCCGGCCGCCGCCGAAGGAACTATATTTAAGCGGGAATGGTGGTCATGGTATGATGAATTGCCGCAATCCCGGTGCATCCGCCGCATTCATTCCTGGGATACCGGATTTGTAAAGGGGAAAGAGGATGCCGACACAGGGGCCATATTTGCGGCCCAATTTGATAATGGCCTGTACATTACCGGGGTATTCCATGAACAGTTGGAATTTCCCCAATTGGATAATCAGATACGGATTGAGGGAAACAGGGACAAACCCCATGCAGTATTGATTGAAAATAAGGCATCCGGAATATCATTAATCCAGGTATTGCAACAGCAAACCCAGGTTCCAGTTGTCCCCATTCAGCCGGTTGGGGATAAAGTTGCCAGGGCCCATGCATCAACCCCATACCTGGAAGCGGGGAATGTTTATTTGCCCCGCAATGCCCCCTGGGTTGCGGAATTTTTGGATATAATGGGGGGGTTTCCGGATGTTAAAAAAAAGGATATGCCGGATGCGTTCAGCCAATTAATAAATTGGTTGATATTACAACCAATAGGGAAACCAATGGTAAAATCAAAAAAAATAAAAGCAAAATCCAGGTTTTAAATTGAATGCAACAAAACCTGAATTTTTTTTACAAATATCAACAAAAATGGAACGGAAACCATGGATAGTGAAACATTAAACCGCATAATTGAAAACAGATGCCAAAGAATAAAGGCCGTATTATCAATAAAAAATAAAGAATATGCCCCAAACCGGGATGCATTGCATAATTTCAAGCGGGGCGGCAAAATGTTGGATAAAACCCCGGAATCAATTTTAATTGGGTTTTGGATGAAACATATTATTTCCATATTGGATATTGTTGATTCCCTACCATTAAATGCGGCCCCTGGCCAGGTAAATTTAGAAATGTTGGATGAAAAAATCGGGGATGCTGTTAATTATTTAATTTTATTAGAATCATTAATAATTGAAAGAAATGAATTAAAACCAGTTAGGGAAAATGATTATGACAAATGAACAAACAGTAATTTTATTAGAATCAATTAAATATAATATTGAAACCGCATCCAATGAATTTACCCGCCGCATGAATAAAAGGGGTATTGATTTAATGGGGGATGATGAAGTATTATCCGGCCCAATTGCGGGTTTAAATGCAATGATTAATCAATTGAAAAGTAAAACCAAAATGCCGGTAGAAAAAAATAATTTGGAAATGTAAATGGTGAATGGTGAAAATAGATTAAAATAGACAATTGTGTAATTTTAAATGTAATGATTGAAAAAACGGTAAAAAAAGTATTTTGAAATTGGCTGTAAATTGAATAAAATATAAACAGGGTAATGGCATTTAATATTTCAAATATGGGGAAACCATGGCAGAAAATAAAGCAGTAATAAAACCCCAAACCAGGGTAATTGCATCCCGCCAAACCGCAATTGATACCATGGGGCAAATCGGAACCCTATTGAATCCCGATAGGGTATTGGAAAAATTGGGGATTTCTCAAACCGAAGCATATAAGGATTTATTAACAGATACCCATTTGACAACAGTTAGGGAATCCAGGGCCGCCGCCGTAAAGAATATGGATTATGGTATTGAAAGGGGCGGGGCCCCGGCAAAGGCCGCCAAAATGGTTACCAGGATATTTGAAAACCTAGATATTGATAGATTTATTGATGATGTTTTACTGGCAAATGATTATGGAATGGCCCCAATCGAAATTATATGGAAACAAACAGAAAATTGGTATATTCCGGATGCCCTGGTTGGAAAACCGGCCCGGTGGTTCCAATTTGATGAACAGAACAGATTGCGTTTTATATCGCAATCAAATATGACCGATGGGGTATTGGTTCCAAATTATAAAATATTATTGCCCCGGAACCGGGCAACATATGACAACCCATATGGGGATGCCCTTTTATCCAAAGTGTATTGGCCAATTACTTGGAAAAGGAACGGTTTGAAATGGTGGAATGTTTTTGTTGAAAAATATGCCATGCCCTGGATTGTTGTAAAAAATCCCCCTAACATGGATGAAACAGATGCGGATAAATTACTGGATGATTTAAATGAAATGGTACAGGATGCTGTATTAATGATTCCTGGGGATAATTCCATGGAATTTAAAGAACCATCCGGCGGCAGAAGTTCGGAAATATATGAAGGCATGGCGAAATATATGAATGCCGAAATATCCAAAGTTTATTTAGGGCAAACCCTTACAACAGAAATTGGGGATGTTGGTAGTTATTCGGCATCCCAAACCCATCAAGGGGTAAAGGATGAAAGAAGGGATGCTGATAAATTGATGATTGAAAGAACGGCAAACCAATTAATAAAATGGATATGGGAAATTAATATTTCATCCGGGGAAACCCCCAAGGCGGATTTACCATATTTTAAATTGTATTTACCGCAAAGCATAAATAAAGAACAGGCAGAAAGGGATAAAATATTATCTGACATTGGGGTTAAATTTCAACCCGAATACATGAAAAAAACATATAACCTGGATGATAATGATTTTGAAATGGGGGAACCAACCGGGCCAGGGGAAGCCCCGGATGCCGGCGGCCCCATACCTGGGTTGTCAATGTTTGCAAAAACATACCCTGACCAGGAAAGCATTGATAATGCTGTAAAAAATATTCCCGCATCAGTTTTGGAAAAACAGGCAAATGGTATATTAAAACCAATAATTGATTTGGTTAACAGTTCTAATTCATATGATGATGTACTAGATAATTTACTGGATACATTTCCGGAAATGGATTTTGATTCCCTTGAATCCATGGTAAAACAGGCAATTTTTGTATCAAATGTTTATGGCCGGATTGCGGCCAATGATGAAAAATAAATGCCATTAAAGGATGTAAAGGTTGGAACCGCATTAAGAATGCCCCCAAAAAGGGCCATTAAATACTTTGAATCCAAGGGCAATAAAATAACATGGGATTGGCGGGAGCAATTAAAAATGAACAACCATTTGGCATTTACAGTTGCCAAGGTTGGAAAGATGGATATTTTACAGGAAATGCGGGGGGAAATTAAAAAGGCCCTGGATAATGGAATACCCTTTAAACAGTTTAAAAAAGAATTACAACCCCGATTGGCCCGGATGGGATGGGCCCCAAGGGAAAAAAGGGCCCCGGATGGAAAATTAATCCAGTTGGGGGCCCCGGCCAGGTTGTCCATTATTTATGAAACAAATATGCAATCATCCTATAATGCCGGCAGATACCAGGCATTTATGGATAATAAAAAAAACAGGCCATATTTATTGTATGTTGCAGTTGTTGACGATTCAACCAGGCCGGCCCATTTAGATTTAAATGGGCAATTACATCCAGTAGATTCTAAATTTTGGGATTCATATACCCCGCCAAATGGTTACAGATGCAGATGCCGCATAAGGGCATTATCGGAAAAACAGGCGGAACGGAAAGGGGGAATAACAAAGGTGGCCCCCAAGTATAAAAAGGGCCCGAAAAAAGGAAATGTTGTAAGGCCGGATAAAGGTTTTTCAGGGAACCCAGGAACTAAAAATTGGAATCCAAATCCGGCAAAGTATGATAAAGATATATGGAACCTGGGTAAAACATTGCCGCCGCCGCCAATGCCAAAAAAGAAACCCCCATTTAAAGCGGAAAAACCAAAAACCATTGGAAAAACAAAGGGTTTCCAAAAACAAAATACAATTGCCGATTGTGAAAAATGGGGGGTTGCCAATGGGGTTGCAAAGGAAATTGATTATACCGGGGTTGATTTAAAATATGCAAATGATATAAATGAACAATTGTATTATTTAAGGAATAAATATCCGGGCACATTTTTAGAAAAAATTGGGGTAAATGAAACATCCGCTTATGCATCAGTTGGAAATAAAAGGATTATGAATTTAAATCCCGCATGGTTCGGAAATGTACAAAAATTCCAAAATAAAAGAGCCGGGGAGATGGCGGCATTGGCTAAAGTTAGAATTGACCCCAATCGCTCCGCCGCAAAAAATGTTGTAACCCATGAATTTGGGCATACATTGGTTTATGGGTTGGAAGTAAAAGGTTCATATAAATATGGAATAAAGATAAATCCCAAATATGCGGAAATAAAAAAAATCCGCCGGGATTACCGGGCAGAATTAAAAAGGGTTAGGAAAAAGTTTCCCGCCGGCCCCGGCCCCTTTGCTCCATCAAAACAATTTAAAGAAATATACATATCAGATTATGCAAATTATAAATATATCCAATCCGGGGATGATTATTCGGAATTTATAGCGGAATCATTTTCACAGTATGAAAGGGGAGAAATTAAAAACAAATTTACAGATAGAATGGGGAAATTTTTTGAACAACAATTTGGGGTAAAAAATGGCAAATGAATTAAAAACAGTAGATAAAATATTTCAATGTGGGGATTGCATCCATTACAAGGGGGCCCAAGTTCATCCAAATGGATATTCCCAATTACATATTTGTGTGGCATTCCCCAAGGGCATCCCCGACAAAATAATATTTAGTGATTTTATCCATACAAAACCATATCCAAATGATAAGGGAATAAGATTTGAGCCCAAAGGCCCCCAATAATGCAGAAAAATCTAAAAAAATGCATGGGTAAAATCCCCGGCCCATTAAAATCAAATCATCCGCCGGAAACCATTGCGGTATGCATGATTGTAAAAAATGAAGAAAGCAAAATTGCGGATGCCATTAATTCAGTAATACCATTTGCGGATGAAATAATTATTAATGATACAGGTTCAACAGATGGAACCATTGAAATAATAAAAGAATATCAAAAAATAATTAATAATCCGCCAATTATTTTAATTCAAAATCCATGGGAAAAATCATTTAGCAAGGCCAGGAACCAGGGATTGGCGAAAAGCAGATGCCAATGGAATTTTTGGTTGGATGCGGATGATAAGATTGAACCCGGTGAAGCAAATAAAATAAATACTTTAAAGCGGGCCCCCCTGGATAGGGTTTTTGGATTTACAATACAAAATACCAATCAATACGGAATGCCCAAGGCGGAATTTGTCCAGGTTCGGATGTTTCCAAACCATCCATTATTAGGATTCCGCCGCCGAATTCATGAACAGATATTGCCGGCAATTGCAGAATTGGGGCTACATTTAGTTTATACGGATGGAAAAATTATCCATACCGGTTACGAAAATGAACAATATAAAAAGAAAAAACAACATAGGAACCTGGAATTAATGGGGATGGAACCGGATGCCAATACCGATTATATGTTATTAATGGCCCAAGGGGACAGTAACTATATACTGGGGGAATGGGAAAAGGGAATTGATTTTTTCAAAAAGGCATATCAAATAAAAAACCTGGATAAAATCAACCTGGATGCATACCTGGTAATCCCATCCCGAATTGGGGCCGGGTTCCATGGATTGGGACAATTTAAAAAAGCGGCGGAATGGTATGAAATTGGATACCAAAGATGGCCCCAAAATATTGAAAACTGTTTTACCCTGGGTAAATGTTACGAAAAATTAAATGAACCGGAAAAGGCCCTGGAATATTTCAATAAAGTTTTTGAATTGCCAAAAATGATTACTAGTCAAAATTTAAGATATGACCAATGCCGGTTATATTCATTTCATAATGCAACCCGGTTATTAATGAACATGGGCCGCAATCGGGAATGTTTGGAAATACTGGAATTGATGCGGAATGCATATCCCGATTGGGAATTGGAATCAGATGATATAATACCAACCAACCAGGGGACAATTGTCCATGATACTATTTAAAATAAATAGTAAAGGATTTACAGATACCATGGCCCGGTTGCGAGAAAGGGCAATTAAGAAAAGGCCATTGATGCGGGAAATTGGCGGCATAATGCATGATGAAGTTGAAGAAAATTTTGATGCCCAGGGCCGGCCGGCCTGGAAGGATTTAAAAGATACAACAAAGGCAAAAAGGGCCGCAATTGGAAAATGGCCAGGTAAAATATTACAGGTTTCCGGCCAGTTGGTAAATTCAATCCAAGTTACAACAACAGAAAATTCCGCAATTGTTGGAACCAATAAAATATATGGCCCAACCCATGAATTTGGCGATTCCCGCCGTAAAATACCGGCCAGGCCCTTTTTAACTTTATCAAATGGAAGTATTAAGGAAATTGAAGATTCAGTTACCAGGTATTTATTAGGAAACCAATGATGCAACCAATAGATTTTGAAATTGATGATTTACCGGAACAGTTGCAACATATTGCAGATGTAATTGGGTTGCATTTAACAAAAAAAATGATGATGGAATTTAGCGGGGCAATGATAAAATTTCCAGTACATTGGCCGCCGGGGGTAATAAAAAGGTTTATATCATTAAATTATAATGGGAAAAATGCCAATGAATTGGCGGCCCGGTTGGGAATGTCCAGGCAAACCATATTTAATTACTTAAATGAAAAAATCAGTTGCCCATCCGTTCAAAATGTAACCATCCAAAAACCTGGTAATTAATTTTTTTTCCAATAGGGTATAAATTGCCTGGGGATTTACTGTTTCCCTGGCATCAACCCACATTTGCCGGGATATATGCATTATTTCCCGCAATTCGGATGAAGTTAATTTTGATTTAGTTGCCATTATCATGGTATCAAAGCAACCCCAACCCCGGCGGATGATTCATAAACCAGGAATGTATGCCCTGAATGGTAAATTGTTTTTACAGTATAATTACCGGCGGGGCCGGCGGATGCATCCGAAATGCAACCGGTTATTGTAAGGCCCCAATTTAAAATTCCAACAATTGCCATTACCCAAATTAATTTTTTCATCATTTCCCCAGGGTTGAAGTTGATGCCAGTTTTTCAATGAATTTTTCCAGTTGTTCATCATTCATTTTTTCAAACAGATTATTGCCAATATCCAATTCCTTTTTATCAACAAATTTTCCCATTAATTGCATGAATAATTTTGCCGCCTTAACAGAACCATGGGCGGCCTGGATGGAAACAGATGCCATTATATTATCAAACATCAGTTCATATTTTTCCCGCCGGGTTTCTAAGGATGTTTTTTTAAGCATTTTCAAATGGTTTTTAATTGTTGTTACAGAAACATTACATTTATCCGCCAATTCAATGTTGGTTGGGGGGGTTCCATGTTTTTGAATGTGGTCAAAAAATGCGGTACAAATAACAGTATGGTTGTATTCTTTATCCCGCCGGCCCCGGCCCTTTATCATTGGTATGGATGTTAAAGGTTCAGTAATTTCCAAATCATCTGTATTTAAATTTTCATTATCCATAAAATTATGCCTTTATTTGTCTTTCCTGGTTATACCTTTATTATAAATTAATTAATAATTTACATCCAGTAAAATATTGGGTTGAATTTGTACCGGAAACCTGGGTACATTGGAAGTATCATATTGCTTTTTACTCAAAATGGGGGCCCGGACAAAATGAAATATTTTAAACCAAAATCGGTTTCATGGTGGGCGGGCGTTTCCATTTTGGTAAAGGCCATTGCCCAATCCATAATTGAAAAATCCATTGATGTTGAAGGAATATCCCAAGGGTTGGGAATTATTGGCATCCGGGGGGCATTCAAGTAAATGAAGAAAGAAGTTTTCAAATCCGGAACCTGGACAGATTCAAGCGGAAGAACCCGCACATGGACAAATTCCGATATTGATAAAATGGTTTCTTCTTTCAATCCCGACAATCGGGAAATCCCAATGGTTGTAGGGCATCCAAAAACAGATTCACCCGCATTTGGTTGGGTTGCCAGGGTATGGCGGGAAGGTAATGGATTATGGGCGGAATTTAAGGATGTTGTTAAAGAAATGCAATCCGCAATTAAAAAAAAGATGTTTAAAAATACATCTGTTTCCATCAATCCGGATGGAACATTGCGGCATATCGGTTTTTTAGGGGGGGCCCAACCGGCCGTTCCCGGCCTGGGAAAAATACAATTTGAGGACAACCCCGAAATTGTAACAATAGAATATTCCGATTTGCCGGATGATGATGATTATACAGTAATTGAAGGCATGGATTATTTCAGTTTTATGGCCAATTATGCGGAGGGCATGGTTGTTCAGTCATTAATTTTTGAAAAATCTAAATTCCCAACAGCGGAAGCGGTAAGGGGATGGATTGCAAAAAACCCGCAATTTAAGGTAATAGAATAATGCCAGGTATTGAAGAAAAACAAAATACATTTAGGGTTCGACAAATTAACCCGGATGCATTTGATGCTGATTCATTCCGGATAATTAAAATTACCGATGGGGTAAATGCAGTTATAGGAAAAACCAAACAAAACAAAGGGGACAACATGAATTGGGAAGAAAAAGCCAAAGAATTGGAAATTAAACTGAATGATGCCAATGCCAAAATAACGGAATTGGAATCAAAGGTTACTGAAACCGAAGAAAAGGCCGCCAAAGCAGAAGAAAAATTTTCAGCAGAAGAACAGGCCCATATTGAAACAAAGGCCAGTATTGAAAAGGCAAAGATTGAGGCACAGGCCGCCAAAGAAAATGAATTTGTTGATGGGTTGATTAAGGCCCGCAAATTGAAACCCGCTGATAAAGAATTAACCCTTGTAACCCTGGAAAAATTGCGGGATGCCAATGAAATCGAATTTACAGATGCAGAGGGCAACAAACAGAAAAAAGCGGCACAAACCCAGTATATGGAAAACCTGGATGCCGTTGAACCATTTGTTTCTGATTCAGAAGATTTTACCGATGGAACAGAAGCGAATAAGGATGCAAAATTAAGCAAACTGGCAAAGGCCCGGATGGAAGAAAAGAATATTTCTTTATCCCATGCAACCCAGGAAATTATTGCCGAAAATCCATCATTGGCATAAACAGAAAATAAAGGAATTTTAAAACCAAAAAAAAGGGGAAAAAAATGGAATCACTTGGTAAAGTAATCAGCATACCGGCGGGGGCCGATTTGTCAAGTTCAACCGAAAAGGTTGTTCAGTTAAATTCAAGCGGCAACGTAATTGATATGGCCGCAATCACAAACATTCCAATTGGGATACTGAAAAATGCCCCGGTTACCGGTGAACCCGCAGAAATCGCAATTTCCGGTGTTTCCCGCATTTGGTTGGGTGCAACCCTGACCCCTGGGGCCCTGGTTGGTTCATCCGCCGCCGGCAAGGCAGTTGCAGATGCATCCACAAATTATAATGTTGGGGTTCTGCTCAAAGGTGGGGCAGATGGGGAAATTGGTGAAGTTATACTTGGCAGTAAAACGGCAACCGCATAATTGAGTTTTAACAAAAAAGAACAGGAACATTAAAAAAGGGGATTAATATGCCGGATGTACAGGCACAAATCGTTAGGGGCCATGTTCAGGATTTGAGCATTGCATACAAAAATACAGGCTATATTGCCGCAGAAGTTTATCCAAGAAAAGAGATAAAAAACGGCAAGGCAAAAATAACTGTTTACAACCGGGGGGATGCATTCAGGGATGAAGCCCAGTTAAGGGCCCCAGGAACAGAAACCCTGGCCGGCAATTGGAAATTGGATACTGTAAATGTTGATTCAATGCAGTATGCCCATAAATCCAAAGTTACCAAAGAGGATTTAAAAGCCGCCGGTTCCGGCATTGAAAATGTACCTGTAAATCTACAAATGGAATCCATTGAACAGAATGCCGATAAACTAGATTTAAAGGCGGAAAAACTGGTTGCAGATAACATATTTGCCAGTACATGGGTTGATGGTACAGCCGGTGGAGAGGATGCCGCCGGACTATGGACAGCATCAAGCGGTAACACATTCCTGGCAGATGTTGACAAGGCTATTTTGGCAATAAAAAATGCCGGGGTTCCCAGGTCAAATATAAGGATATTGATGGATGATACAACCTTTCAGGGGGTTATCAGAATTTCATCAGTTACCGGAGCATTATCATATACAGCAATCAGCAAAAAGGCCCCTGGCCTGGTTATAACTGAGGATATGTTGGCATCCCTGTTAACCATTGATAAAGTTGTAATTGGTTCCGCAATCTACAATTCCGCCAATGAAGCACAGGCCGGTGATGATTTTACCGCCGCCGGAATATGGGGAGCAACCAAAGGCCGGGCATTTGTATATTATTATCCCCCCAGGTTGGGACTTAAAACCATGTGTGCCGGGGTTTCCGCATATGAAAACATGGAAAACAACCAAAGAAGGGTTACATACAAATGGTATGAAAATGCCAAACATACCTGGATGTTTGAAAGCCAGGAAGAAATGGGCCCGGTTCAGGTATGTTCTTATGCGGGATATGCATTTAAGGATACCCATTCAAACTAATAATGCCGTTTTAAAAGGGTAATGGCTAAATGGCATATATTGATGAAACCGATGTTAAAAAGGTTTTACCGGAACAGGAATTAATACTTTTAACAGATGATTCCGGTTCCGGAACCATAAATACATCAAATTTATCCCAATGTATTGCTGATTCAGAAGCAATCATTGATGCATATTTAAGGCCCCAACATTCAGTTCCCCTGGATTCCCCAGGGGATTTAATTAAAAAGATTGATATAGAATTAACAATATTTCATCTTCATAAAAGGCGGGATACTGTTTCTGAAGCAATCAGAAATTATTACCAGGATAATATTGCCATGTTGGGTAAAATTTCCAATGGTTCCATTGCCATTTATTCCCCGGATTCATACCGGGCAACCGGCGGCCGTATTCAAACTAATAAAACCAGTACATCAAAGGTTTATACATCAGATGAAATGGATAAATATTAATGGATTTACTGGGGGCCGAAAATGATATAATTGCCAAATTGGCGGCGGATATTACATCAATTCCGGTTAGAACATATCCTAATACCCAATTTGATATTTATAAAATCATTCAAAAAGATGGGGCCATATTAGTACATTATAATGGTTCAACATATGATGATGCAATACCAAAAAGAAGTAAAAAGGTAATCCAAAACAGGGTTATCCAATGGGCAATTGTATTGGCATATAGGGGTATTACCGGCCCCAACATTGAAACAGTTAGGACAGCGGCATATGATTACCTGGAAGCAATCCGGGCATCCCTGACAGGTTATACAGTAAATTCAATGGATTATTCAGAAGTATTACGGCCGGTAAGGGATTCAATCATTGCCCAGGATAAAGATAAAGGCATTTGGTTTTATGAATTGATTTTTCAGCATGGATTGAATGAAGTTGAGGCGTATAAATAATGGCCATTACCCCAAAAATCAAAATAATAAACAAGTTGAAAACATTAATTCCTTTAATGACAATTGCCAATGGTTACAGCCGGAACTATGGTACAGTTGACCAGGATACCCCGGCCAGTATTAATTATCCGGCAGTATGGTTAGAATTTCCCGAAGATGAACCCATTGATGAAGATATTGAAGTAATTGAAAGGGATACAGTTAATTTATTAACCATGTTCAGGGTTAGGATAAATACAGCATCAGATTTGGATGAAGAAATGGGGGATATAAATGCCGATTTTTCCAAAATGTTTGCGGATAATTTAGGGGCATTACAGATTGAAGGGATGATTGATTACCGATATGCCGGCGAAAATACCGGATATAATTTAATTGCGGCCCATCCGGCGGATATTGTGATTGCATACAATTTATCCTACCGATGGCAACAGAAATATCCATATCAAACATAAAAGGGGATTACCATGGGTACACCAAAATTAATTAGAAAAAGCCAAATATTAGGCAAAGTTGAACAAACCCCAGGAACAGCGGAAACATTGACCGCATCAGAGGGGGAATGCCGTATAATTGTTGGAGCCGGATTTGAACCCGATTTACCAACAGAACCCAGGAATATTGCGAGAAGTTCATTAACAAATATTGGTTCCATACCTGGCCAAAAAGCCGGTACAGTATCATTTAGAACAGAAATAAATACCCCGGATACCATTACAGCAGATTCCGAATTTGGGGATTTTTTACAGGGTTGCGGGTTGACAATTAGCACATTATCAGTAATTACCATTGGGGCAATTTCATCCGGCCCATATCAGAGGGGGGAAACAGTAACCGGTTCAGTTACCGGGGATACCGGAAGGGTTTTAAAAGAAACAGCCAATGGGGAAACATCCTTATATATTGAAATACTTACAGGCACATTTGATGATGATGATGAAAATATTGTTGGGGCATCCGGGGCATCCGCAACGGCATCAACAGTTGCATCAGATGCCGGGCATATTGTAAAACCTGTTTCCGATAACCAAAAAACCTGTACAGTTGAATACCAGGAAGGTGGATATGCCTGGAGTGTGAAAGGGGCAATGTCCAACCTGGTTGCAACCCTGGAAGCAAGCAAACCGGGATATTTTGATTTCAATTTTACCGGGCCCAAAAATAATTTTGGAGATAAAGCATTAACAACCGGAATTACAAGGGATACAGAGGAACCCCCGATTTTGCAATGTGCAGAAGCAACAATTGATAGTACAACAATTGTTTTTTCAACAATTACATTTGATATGGGTAATAATGTTGTACATAGGATTGATGGAAATTCATGCGATACCGGAATAATTGCGGATTTTATTTCCAGTAGGGAACCTAAATTAACAATATCCTTTGAACATTTACCGGAATCAACCCTGGATATATTTGGGGATTTGGATGATGCCAGTAAAGTACCAATACAATTTACATTGGGCCAAACAGCCGGCAAAATATTCAGATTTTTTGCCGATAATGCCCAGGTAACAAATATTGGTATGGGGGATGCGGATGGAATCCGCACATTGGATGTTGAATTTACCTTATGCGGGGATGCCGGGGATTCAGATGATGAATTTGAATTTACTTTACAATAAGGGTTGAAAATATGCCAAGAAAGAAAAAAATAACAACAGATGCCCAGGCAACAACAGGGGAAAACCTGGGAACCAATCCGGAAGTGAAACCGGAACCGGGGGCCCCCAAGGCAGATGCGGCGGCGGCCCCCAAACAATCCCCCCAAAAAAAGGATGATTTAAAAGCCACATTTATAATGGCTATTATTGCGGGATTCAGCGGGGAAATGGATGCCGCCGATATTGCCGCCGGTTGTAATGGTTATGCCAAGGCCATGGTTGCATTGGCGGATGGTAATTTAATTAGAAACCAGTTAGCCGGGCAAGCTATAAAACCATTAATCCGGATTGGGGAATTATACGATAGGGCCGCAATCCAGGCATTTAAAATTGCGGATGAAATACTGAAAACAATCTAATTAACAACAATTCAACCAAAGGGGTAATGGTATGAAAGCAGTAAATAGTAAAACAACGGAAAATTATATTGCTGAATGTGACCGGGATTTACCGGAATCAGAGCAGACAATATTTAAAATCCGTCAATTAACAGTTGAACAGGAAGCCCATATTGAGGATGAATTGGGCCGGGTGAACCAGGGCGGGGAATTTGCAATTAACCTGGGAACCCAGGCATTATTGGCCCTGAATTTGGGGTTGGCAGATGTTGAAAACCTGGTTGATGATTCCGGCCAGGCCATTACCATGGAAAGGGATGAAACAAAAAGATATTTACCGGGAAAAATAAGGCCCTGGAAAAATGATAGTTTATCCAAAATTCCAAGGGCGGTAAGGAATGAAGTTGCCCAATATATCATAAATAATGGGAAAATTTCAGGGGAAACGGAAAAAAACTAATTATCCTATCTGCGGGGTTCATTGGATTTTGCAAACCCGGCAGATGGGAAACAATTTGTTTTACTTGTAAGGGGAACGGATGTACAGATTGCCAAAAAACAGGGTTGCAAATCCATTCCGAATTGCCGGAAACAACCCCCATGGCATCCCATCTGTTCCGGGCTTATGCCTGGTTGCGGAATTATGGACAATTGCCGGGGCCGGGGGCATGGGTGAACCAAACAGGAATATTTATCCGGGCCGTTGATTTTTGTGATTTAATGATTTCCAAAATGAATGATTGCCGAAAAAAACAGAATGAAGAAAATGAGTTAAAGCTCAAATTACTGGGGAAAAGATAAATGCCAAAAAATACTGTTGAAATTTCACTTGTTTTAAAAGATAGGATTGCCAGGGCATATAAAAGGGTTTCCGGTACAGTAAGGGGACAAAATAAACAAATTCAAACCAGTATTAAACAAACCCAGGCAGCCGCAAATGGATTATCCGGGGCATTGCGGAAGGTTGCCGGGGCCGCAACAGCATTTTTTGCATTCCGGGCCGCCAATAATATAATAAGGGATTCCATTAAATTGGCCGGCATCCAGGCAGATGCAGAAACCAGGGTTTCCCAAACTATAAAGGCAACCGGCCAGGCCGCCGGGGTTACGGCGGATGAATTAAAAGAAATGGCATCCGGATTGCAGAAAGTAACAACATTTGGGGATGAAACCATTTTAAGGGGCCAATCCATGTTATTGACATTCAAAAACATTGGTAAGGATGTTTTCCCAAAGGCAACAGAGGCGATGTTGAACCTTTCAACCGCAATGGGAACAGATGTAAAGGAATCCGCAATTCAATTGGGGAAGGCCCTGAATGACCCAAAAACTGGATTAACCGCATTGCGTAGGGTTGGAATAACCTTTACAGATGCCCAAGAAGAAATGATAAAAGGATTTCAGGATTCCGGGGAAATGGCAAAGGCCCAAACATTAATTTTACAGGAATTAGAATCCCAATTTGGCGGCCTGGCCAGGGCAGTTGCGGAAACAGATGAAGGCCGATTAAAACAATTTCATAATACCCTGGGGGATATACAGGAAAGATTGGGGAAGGCAATATTACCAGTAATATTGGATGTAACCAAAAAAATACAGAATTTTATCATTGAAGCCGAGAAAAGCGGAAAAATTCAACAGGCAATTGATGGGGTTGCCAATTCTTTTAAATGGTTGGTTGATAATATCAATACATTAATAAAGATTGGCAAAGTATTTTTTACAGTATGGGCAGTTGGGAAAATCCAGGCACTAGTAACCGGATTTGCAAGGTTGGCAACCGGATTAATAAGCATGAACCCGGTAATGGCCGGATTGACCGCCGCCGCCGGGGCCCTGGTTTTGATACTGGATAAAATGGATGAAAATGCGGAAAATAATGCCAAATCCATGGAAGCATTTACCAAATCATTACCCCAAACCCAGGATTTGAAGGCCCTTGTAACCCAAATGAATGAAACAAAGGATGCATTGGCCATTGATGAAGCAACCCTTGAATCATTATATGCCGGCCAAAGTAAATGGAGTGCCGCAATAAATGGAACATCCGAGGAAATACAAAACCAATCAACAACAGTACAGGCGGCCAGGGAAAAATTAGAAGGATTAAAGGCGAAATTTCAAGATTTGACCAATGCAACCAATCTAAAAATGTGGGAATCCGGTACAGATATGATAAAGGTTTTGGAGCATAGGATAAATAAATTATCCGCCGCCGCAACAACCGCAAAAACCGCATTGGATACCGGAACCGGCGGGGCCGGGGCCGGGGCCGTAACCGCAACAACAGGGGGAAAAGAACAGCCGGAAGCGGATGCCCATGTACAGGCCCATCAAAGGGCCATTGAAGCCGGCCAAAAATTACAGGATGCATTATCCATACAACGGATGGAAGGTAAAAACCGGGAATTAGCTGAATTAGAATTAGAATATCAGCAAAAAGCGGAAATATTACTGGCCGGCAATCAATCCCTTGAAAACCTGGATAAAGTATCAAGGGAAAAAAGGGCACAAAAATATTGGAAATACAAAAACCAGGAATTGGCAGACGAAAAAGCCAATGCAGATAAAACAAAATTAATTGAACAGGCAAAATTAAATTCCGCAATATCAACAGCGCAATCAATTGCCGGTTCATTGGAATACCTGGCCGGGAAAAGAAAAGAATATGCAAATTTGTATAAGGCTGTTGCAATTGGTGAAACTATAGTATCAACCTATCAAGGGGCCCAAAATGCATTTACATCAATGTCAAGTATTCCGATAGTGGGGCCGGCATTGGGGGCCGCCGCCGCCGCCGCCGCAGTTGTAGCGGGATTGGTAAGGGTTCATCAAATAACAGCGCAAAAATTTGCAACCGGCGGGGTTGTACAGGGTTCCAGGGATACAGTTCCGGCCATGTTGACCCCCGGCGAAATGGTTTTAAATTCCCAACAACAGCGCAATTTAATGAATATGGCCAATGGCAATGCATCCGGGGCCGTAACCAATGATATTACCATAAATATAGAAAATGGGGATGCCGCAACAGTTAGGGCCGGGGTGAATGCGGCCCTGGCAGATACTTACCAGGAAAGATTACAGGCATTTGCGGATATGGATACAGATGCCCAGGCATTGGAAGTAATGTAATGGTATGGGATGAAAATAAAACTGTTTATACCTTATGGGGTTATAAACCAGTTACCAAACCGGCAATCCAATGGATACGTTGTACAGATGGTAATTATTATGCAACCGATAGGGGAACGGATGAAGATGTTTTTGAATCTAATATTGTATTCAAGGGCCCTGAATCAGAAATGATAACCCTGGCCGGCATATTGGATGCAAAAAGAACAGTATTTGCCGTAAATTGCGGAACCGGGGAAGAAATATTTGGAGCGGATATTGATTATAGTGATACTTTGGTTGTTACAGTTGTAAAATATGGCAAAATGAAAAGGGCATCATTTGGCCAGTATGCCATGCCAATTACATTAAGATTGCGGAACCCATCATTTACCGGTTCCGCATCCCTGGCCGATTTACGTTTATCCCAATGGGATTATGAGGGGGATTCAACATATGATATGACAAAAATATTTTCATATAATGATTCAGCCAGGTATTTACGTTCATGGGTTGATGTTGGATTATTCCGGGCAACCTTTAAACAAACATTTGACGAAATGAAAGCAATCCGCCGGTATTTACTTACAACAGCGAGAACAGCGGCGGTATCATTTCCAACCCAATGCGGCATTCCATACCCATTTGGTTACCGGATGGGTTCAGGGCCATTTACTTGTAAAATCATCAAGTGGGATGATTTGGGCCGGCCTGAATTAGATACCGCAAATATTAGCATTCAATTTGCCAGGGAAATTACATAAAAATGGATAATGGAAATTTAACCCAATTGGGAATTGGCGGTATATTTACAGTAATGGTATTGAATATTGTATTCAATTTTTTAAAACCTTTTTTGGCAAGTAAAAAAAATTCATTTGAAATGGAAGCAAAAAGTACATCCAGGGATAATATTATGGCAACAGCGGCCAGGGTAACCAATATTGATGAATTTTTAAAAGATAGGGATGATACATTTTTTGGAATTAAAAACAGGATTGAAAGAATGGATGGAATAATTGGCCGGCGGAATGAACAGGATGTACCATTAATCTATAATCCCGGCCTGGAGAGGGCCATTGAAAAATTATCAACAAATTTGGAAAGGCAAACAGAAAGCACAAACCAACAAACCGCAATGATTGGCAAATTAATGGATAATTGTAAAAAAAAAGGTTAATTAATGGGCATTCTTGACTATTACAGCGGTGACAAGTCTATTACAGCCGGGACAGGTGTAAAAACCTTGAGTGGTATCGTTGACCAATCCGGTAATACATTTACCCCAAAAATTGTAATGCTCACAGCTAGTCCGATTAATGCGGATGGAACAGCGGCAGATGCTTATTTCTGTTTTGGTTTTATGGATGAAAACGGAGTTCAGGCTTGTAACTTTTTTGCGGATGCCGATGGCAGAAGCGGCACTACTAATACCTATAGGGGCCGGGATATTTCAAATGTATTACGATTTGTAAATGGAGGTGGAACAGACCAATTTGTTGCGGCTTATTCATCATTCGGTGATGGGTTTGTACAAATCAATGTAACTACCAATGCCTTTGGAGCTATAAGGTTAGGCATAACCGCAATCGGTGGCGATTGTATAACCGATTGGGATATTGAAAAATATACATTGGAAACCAGTAGCAGTACAACTACAAGAGATTTAGGCTATCAACCCGATTTGCTTTTTATAGCTTCCCACATGGGAACTAATAACGATACTACCGAGGGACTTCAAACTATCGGCTTTTTCGGCGGTAGTAATCAAAGATGTATTGGAACGTGGTCACAGGATGCCATTTCACTTGGCACGTCCGTATGTAAAAGAGTTATGCGGAATAACAGGGTAATGACTAGACTTGTTGGTACATCTCAAACGCATAGTTATTTAGCCGCATTTACAGGCACAGGATATACGCTAGAACAAAAAGAAAGCGGGGCAACTGATTACGCATTTGCCGTTATCGCATTGGCTATACAAACGGATAGCAGAATGGTAACCGCTATTAGCGATATGACAGAACAGGGCAGTACAGGAGAATATGAAAGCACGGCGTATAGTCTTCAACCAGTAGGGCTTTTCGTTTTTCAGGGCGGGGCAGATACATCATTTAATTCCGTGAATAGTAACTGCCTTTTAAACATTGGAACAGCATCCTCAAAAACAGATACATACTCGCATGGGTATGTATGCGACCACGGAGAAAGTACCACAGATACTTTCAACCATTCCGACAATAACGATTTATTAGTTAGATATAATGCTTCAAAAGTAGTCCAATGCCGTACACGCTTAGAAAGATTTGAATCTAACAAATTTGTATTAAATGAAATTACGGCGGGAACATCCGGGGTTTTAATTCCATATTTAGCGTTTTTTGTAAATCCAACATTTCCCGATGATTGGGATAAAAAGGTTAATTTAGCAACAATTGGATATTATGTTAAAAGCGAAATTACAGATTGCCCCTTAATGATAACGGAACAACAATTGATTGATGCCGGGGTTGACGCAACATTTTGGGCAAATGTACAGGATGGGGGCGGGGATTTGCGGGCATCATCCGATTCCGCCGGAACAACCCAATTGCCAATTAAGGTTGATGTTTGTGATGTTGCAAATGAAAAATTGGTTGTTTGGGTAAAAATGCCCACAATATCAACATCCGGCGGGGATACTTGTTTTTTATGGTATGATGTAGACCAACCGGGAATTTTACAACCCGCAAAGGATGCTACATATGGGGCAGAAAACGTATTTACATTTGCATCCCCCCAAGTTCGTTATTCGATGAAAGACAAATTTGATGATACAAGTGTAATACCTGATGATACTGCAAATGATAATGATGCAAATAAAAAGGCCGCCGGACAACCAACGGAAGTTGGGGTAAGTAGCACAAAATATGGATATGGTCAAGATTTTGACCGTTCAAACAGCGAGTATGCGGCAGGGCCAATTTTAACAGATACTTCATTTGCTGTTATGATAAATTTTAAAATGAACACGGCAACGAGTGGAACAAGATACAGGATTGCGGGAAGTTTTAATGCATCCGGTTCAGACTATGGTTGGGGACTTACTAGGGAAGTTAATGATAAATTCCAATTATGGATAAAGGATAATTTGGGTAATAGTTTTATAATATATTCTGATGATACATATACTGACAATGATTGGCATAATATAATATTAAGAAGAAATCTAAACGAAATTTCAATGTATATTGATGGCATAAAACAGGCCGATACTGAAGGTTCGAATACAATGACTGCATCCGGTCAAGGTATAAGATTGGGAATGATTTATACAGCCGTTTCAACATCTAATTTTTTTGATGGTATCATTGACGATTTTATTTTTTGGAATGAATATAATGATATTACTGATAATGTTTCATTAATGTATAGCAATATGATGGTTGATACAAGGCGGATATGGGGGCCATATGGTAGTGGCACATTGCATTACTATAAAAATTTATTAGCGGGAAATTAAAGGGGATTACCATGCAGAAAAATGTAGCAAGTCAAAAATGGAGAGTGTTCGCATTTGATAGAACAGACAATTCCCCAAAAACAGGGGATGCGGCCAATATTACAGCCAAAATATGCAAAGATTGGGGAACAAAGGATGCGGTTACGGATACCAACCCAACCGAAATTGAGGATGGGTATTATGAATTTGATTTAACCCAATCGGAAACCAATGCCAACAATTTGGATTTATACCCCGAATCATCAACAACCGATATACAAGTAATTGGGGTTCCGGGCAATTATGTAACAACCGTAATTGCCGGGGCAACCATGGATGCCAATTTGGTTTCCATTGATGGGGAATTAACCAATGGAAATAATGCAACATTATATTTAAAAGCCTTAGATATTCAAAACGATTCAGGGCCCGGAATTAATGTTGCCGGCACAACATATGGAATAAAAACAGATGCATCCGCCGGGCCGGGGTTATACGTTGAAGGCGGCGGGGCCGCAACCGGGGCCGCAACATTTGTGCATGATGGGTTAGCATCCGGGTATGGTATGATAATTCAAAGCGGGGATGGCGGGGCCGGCCTGGAAATCCGGGGATATGATGGGGATGCCCCAGGTTTAAATATTTATGGGAATGGGGATGGTTCAGGAATTGATATAGCGGCCGGAGCAACCGGCAATGGTATTGATATTGATGCAACAGCCGGCAATGGTATTGATATTGATACAGCAGATGGAGAAGGTATTGATGTACGTTCAGCAAATGGAACAGCATTATATTGCGAAGGTAATGGAGCGGATGAATCCGGAGCATCATTTGTAACCGGTACAGCCGCATCCGGATATGGAATAACTTGCCAATCCGGGGCCGGCGGGGCCGCAATGCGATTAAAAGCCTGGGATGGGGGGGGTAATTCCAAGGGATTGGATATTACTGGATATGGAACGGAACCCGCTGTTTCCATGGTTGCGGATGCTGATAATGGCCTGGAAATTACTGCCGGTAGTAATGGAACCGGAATAATTATTACAGGGGCCGGAAGTGGAAACGGAATTACAATTACAGCCGGGGCAACCGGGGATGGAATTGGGGTTTATGCAACAGCCGGGGATGCGGTACTATTACAAGCAAATGATGGGGATGGTTTATACATCCAGGGCGGCACAAATGGCAATGGAATATATGCCATTGGAGCCGGAACCGGGGCCGGAATCCATGGAAAAGGCGGAACAACCGGAAATGGTGTAATTTGCGAAAAAGGGGCATCCGGTTCAAAGGATATTGATGCGGATGAGATTGATGACATAAAAACAGTTACAGACAACAATAATTCCGGCATAATTGATGCAAATATTGTGCAGATTGATGACCAAACAGATGGGGTTACCAATCTGCAAAAGGGTTCTGAAGCGGTTGTTTATTCATCCGCAAAAACCGGTACATTGACAAAATCCGCAATGACTACCAATTTAACGGAATTGGATGATGACCATTACAATGGCCTGGTATGTAAATTTATTACCGGGAACCTGGCCGGCCAGGCGGCAGTTGTTTCTGATTATACCGGGGCAACAAAATTAATAACATTTGAGGATGATTTAACAGAGGCCCCGGCCAATGGGGACGAATTTGTATTATTGTAAATTACGGCGGCGGCGGGAAATGAATGTTGTTGAAAAATGCCATTACCCAACATTTCCCGCTTGCCGTTCTACATTAATGGATAAATAAATGGCATCAATTACCCAACAATCCAGTTATGCAATCCCACAAAGGAAGGATGGAAGTTTTGGGGGAAAAGTCGCATCCCCAATTGATTATTATGTTGCAATACAGATTGAAACCAATGCGGCGGCCGGGGATGCCAATATTGGCCTGTATTATGATTCAGTTGAGGGTAAATATTTTTTCAGATGGGTTACAGGCCGGCCAGGATATGGGCCGGGGCATCCCCCCCTGGGGGAAGTGGATTCCAATTCATTATGGGCGGAAGGTATAATTACCAGTTTAAAAGGCATATCCCCAATAATCCGGATGATTGATATAATTGTTCATGGTAATTATGGCAGTTTATCCGGGGCCAGTTTTAAAATCAAAAATACCCCAATTGCCGGAAAATCATTTTGGAAATATGTTGAAGATAATTCCTATTATCTGATTAACCGGAAAGTGAAAATATATGTTGTTTTGGATGATTATTTTTACCAGGTATGGGGTGGGGTTGTATCATCAACCGGATATAATGAAACAGTTTATTCAATAGAATGTGAAGATGATTTTAAAAATTTACATAAAGCATTGCCCCCAACAGAATTAAATTCCAGTTCATTCCCGAATATTGACCCCGAATATATAGGGGATAAAATCCCGGTAACAATAGGGAATGTATTGCGCTCAAAATTAATGAATATTACCGGCAAATCAGAAGCAATAACCCTGGGGGCCAATGATTACTGGGATATAAAAGTTACATCCGCAACCGCAGTTGATGTTGATTCAACCGACAGGATACGATTGGAGATAAAAACCCCAAATGGAAATTTTCCGGTAAATCATTTCAGGGATACCGGGGAATATTATTTAAGGGTTTTAAAAGGCGGAACATTGCAATCCATCCGGGTAATTGATTCAGAAGCAACAACCGGGGCCGCCGGTTCGGAAACTACAAAAATAATATTGGCAAAAATGTTCAAAGATTTGGATTTTGCAACATTTAATTCTGACCATGTTTATGGTTCTGACCCGGTAACCAATGACTGTTATTTTTTCGAGATAATCAAAATGGATGTTTATTATTTAACATCCGATAAAGCAATAAATGGTTATCTATTATATTCG